ACGTCTGAGCCTACGTTAAACTGCGTAGACGTGGCGCCGGAAGAAACCGCAGTGAGCGTTACCCCTGCAATGGTTATGGTATTCCCCGCGGCGGCTACAGCGTTTATGGTCAACGAAGCCAGCGCTGGTGTTGCTTGCCCTGGAGCAAGGCCGTCCCCATCTTGAGCAACGCCCCAAGAGGGCATTGCTATACTCGGATTGCCATTCGTGCTTGTTAGTGCCGTGCTCGATAAGGTAAACGACTGGCCGAGGTTATAGGTTCCTGTTCCTCCAAGCCCAGTACCAAGCGACGTGATAAGAGTACCAGCAGGCACACCAACACCCGTTAAAACCGAACCAATGCCGATAACACCAGATGTCACCGCGGACACAGTTAAGGTATAGTTAGAAACAGAGCCAGTAAATGATGCATTAGTGGCATACAGATAATGGTCTAGATACTTGTTAGCCATTTAGGATCGTCTCCATTTCTGTCTTGGTTATGAGGCCAAGAGCAACATACAACGACAGAATCTGAGAGATGGACGCATCATCCAGGTTAATTTCTAACGCCGCTTTGAAGTCTTCTAGCCCTGATCTTACATCGCGCTTCTGATCCGCGGTCAGTAGTGTGCTCGATTCGAACGTAGCATTGAATTCATCCACATAAGGCCGCGCTGTGTCTGGGAATAGCCGTCTGAACTCCAGTTTCGATAATATGCGTCTCCCACCGTATACGGGCTTGGGCGTTTGCGCTACTGGCGCGTCGATAACTTCGGTGTAATCAAACGACGAGAACGGAAATAAGTCCAACTCAGCGAGGGACTGAGCCTCAAAGCGATATTCTTCTTTCCCGGATGCTTTATCTGTGACAGAAAATATGGGCATTATTCAAATCCCTTGTTATAAGCCACGCTGGTATCTCCATATCCATTGCCAAATCATCCACGCCAGCTCGGTATGCTTGTCCTGGTAGGTGCAGCACACACAATCTGCTGGCTGCGTATTCAGGTCGTGCTGGGTGGCGAACCGGACGAATCCTTGTTGCATTGTAGTCTAGCAATTACGTGCCAAAATGCGAAGCGCCGCCCATCCGCACCCCGGCATAAATCAACCAGCGGCGCCATGCCGGAATGCCCGTAACGGCGCATGCTTCGAGCAACACCTTGTCGGCTAAAGCTCGCGGGAGCATCTTGGATTTATACAACTTGTCATGGATCACGGCGGCTTTGCGTGCTGTGTCTCCAGTGAGCAAGAAAACAACAGGAAGCCTCGGAACGCTGGCGAAGTCTGTATGGAAACCTTTTTCTACCTCAATTATCTGCCCAGCCTCATCAGACTGAAATCTGAAACGGTCATCAAGCTCCCAATCTCCACGCCCATCATTTGCGTCTTCGTCGAGAAGTGTGACGATCAACTGGTCAAGAAACGCACTCATGGTGCAGGAGCCTTCAATCCTTGCCCAGAAGCCGGTGCCATCAGTTGTTGAGCGCCAAGCACGCCACCAGCGCCGACAGCGGCAGCACCAAGCCCCGGAGAAGCAAGAGCCGCACCGGCAGCAGGAACAAGCGTAGGCAGTATTGGAGCGAGCGCAGTGGCTACAGCTGCCTTCGCGGCGGCGTTAATGGCGTCCTGCGCGGCACCGGCGGCAATGGCCTGCCCTTGGAATGCCGCCACGCCATTCTCGATCAGATGGACAGTTACAGCGCCATCCGCGCCGCGCGTGATCTGGGCGTCAAGGTTGGTGATTTCTTTTCCGTTGTGGACGGTGACGGCGCAGCATATCTGATTGCCGGTCAATTCGTCGGTAAATGGTTTGACTTCGTATCTTGCCGATCCGGCCTCTTGCAAGCTCGCGCATCCGGATATAGACATGAGCGCCGCAAGCAAAATATAGGTTTTCATTGATTAGGCTCCTTTGTTTGGTCGTTTGGTGGTGGTGGAGGATTCGCTGAGAAATTTGTCACGGCGTGAATACCGAACACGGCACCAAGCCCGATCTTGATCCAGGTAATCAGATCGTCAACCGGCGCTTTGTAGGCAAGCACCAGAAACGCCCACAGGCCGAACATCAGAATCCCTCCGATGAGCTTTTGGTTATCGGTGATGAATTTGGTCATGGTTGCTCCTTGGCGCAGGTTATAGGGCCGATGTAGGCGCGATAGGCTTCTATCCAATTCCTGGCGATGGCCTGCTGGGCCTTTTCGATGGTGATGGCTTTGGCGCACACCAGCGCGTGCAGCTTGTTCTCCAGCCGGTCTTTGTCCACGGCGTTACACTGGCCACCGTATGGTTGAGGCCAAAGGTTGCGCACATCGTCAGCGCCTGCCAATTCCCGACTGATGGCGTGGTCAATTTCACAGCCACGCGGCGACAGCGCGCAGTCTCCCTGATGCGGCGCCATGTTATATTCGGCGTAAACGTGCGCTTTCATTGCTGCGGTAACTGCCCTGGCGTCCTTGCCCCACTTGGTGCTGCATATCTGTTCAAGCGTCAGATTGCGCGTTACGCCAGGGGTAAGCGTAGGGTCTGGCAACGTTCCGCCGAATGCGCCAGATGCCCAGAAGGCAAGCCAAAGCATGACGCCCGTCACCAGGAACAAGCTCAGCATCATTTTGTCGTCGTTGTTCATGCCAAATCAATCCCGGCCCGAATAATATCCGGCGAGTATGGCACTCGCCCATTCTCATGCCTAATGATGGCCGTCACTAGTTTTTCGAGTGTATCCCTATTGCTGACATTGATGATCTCATCGGGCTTTACGCCAACCTCTTGAGAGACGGCCATGATGTAGCTTTGCGTGTCGTTCTCAGTTGGCGGGGCGAAGCGTTTGACGATCCCAGATATAGTCTTGAGGTTATGCTGACGGTAATACGTCAGCAGAACGGTAGCTAACGCGCGGATGCCGTATTGCGGCGTCTGGAATGAGACAAACCGCGCATCGGTCTGCTGTTCGCACATTCCCTTCCATTTCGTTCCGTTGCGTTCAAGGTTGCCCGGATTGCAGTTTCGTTCGCCTCGTGTCAGATCAATCATTTGTCCATCTTCCCGTCCAGTTTGTCCTCAATTTTGTCCAGCTTCTTGAAAAGCGCCTCTATTGTGTGCTCGAAGTCGTCCCGTCGAAGGTAGTTCCCAGCCACCAGCACCTCGATCTGGCCAACCTTTTCTGCGATATCTTTATCTGCCACTTGCAAGTCTTTCACGGCTTGCCAAACGGCATTGAGCAAAAACCCAAGCAGCGCGCCAAAGCCAGTCAGTATCCAGTTTATGATTGATTGTTCCATCCGCTACTACCTCAGCATGGCCCGGTGGTGCAAGTCAGGGCGGAGTGATTGTCGGCGGCGTGACTGTCGATGGCATGACTGTCGATGGTGTGACTATCTGCCGTATGACTGTCGGTGTTGTGACTGTCGGTAATCGTCGATGTCACATTCGCCGCTGGCGCTTGTATCTTGCCGGCTATCCCAACAAATGCGCTGTTTGTCGATACAGCCACATCCCGGCTATTGTTACTCTGTGTCACCGCGATCTGCTGGTTTGCATGGATGCCGTAGCCCTGAATCAGAGACGGCACGAGGATCCCCACCCAATCCCTGATTTGTTCCGACACCGAACGCGGGGCGGCTATCTGTTGCTGGTACTGCCCACCGCTAGGGATCATCAGCGCCATGACGGCAGCCACTTTTGCAGCATCCCCACCAGTAGCGCCAAGCTCCTTGATGGCGTTGGCTTTGGCGATTTCGGCATCAGATTGCGACTTGTGTATTTGTGCCTGCATCGCGGCATACCGGCTGTAATCAGATGATGTCGCGCAACCTGCGAGCATCAGAATTGAGGTAATCAAGATCATGATTTTCATGGATATCTCCTTAAGGGATTATAGGCCAGCCAGAATGCCAGTCGTAAGTGATGATGTCCTGCACTGTTGTCATAGCGCCGACAGCATCGCAGTGTTTTCCGCGGATACCGTCAATGGTCGCCTCCAACTGCAGGAATTGCGCCGAATTAGTCATCACTCGATTAACCATGTCCGCGATTGTGATACCGCGCACCTGTGCGGTAGCATTGAGCAACGGGGCCTGGTTGATATCGCTTGTTGCTGTATATGCACGCGCCTCAATCAGTTTCAGACTCCAACTTGAGAGTTCAGCCGAGCTGTAGCCACGGATTACTGCATTGCGTAATCCGGCGGCATATGAGTCGATTTCTGACTTTCTTTTTTCGATTGCCACGTCGAGAGTGTCTTGCCCGATGGTGTCCGGCGGCAGTGGCGTATTCCCTGCGGTGAGCCAGTTCTGGTATCCATGCCATGCGGCAGATGATTGATCCGGGAGAACGATTGATCTGGTTTCGAAGTCGAATACACCGCCGCTTTGGAGAATCTGATAACGCATTTATGCCGTCCTGTGATATTTATATACCGTGACAACTTGATAACTAGAATTATTGGTAAGATGCTCAATCAGTAGTGATTGTTTAAATGGGATATTGTCATAAGTTACACCATATACATCATATGGACTTACTGACTGACACTGTGCTGCGCCTACGTATATATAATTACCGGAAACGCTTAACGTGAATATGACTACTCCATCTATTGTCAGCCTTAGATTATAGATAGCATTAGTATTCCCAGACATAAGAGCAAGAAAATTAAGCACCCCTTTCCCGGTGACGCTTACAACTGCAACATAGGATGTTGATGTTGAAGTTGCATATTGGCCTGCGCATGCTGCCGTTAAGGTATTGTATGTTACGTTGGAACTAAGAACATTATTCGGAAGGGTCAATCCATTTGCAATTGGTGGGGATAGTATCGGGTTTGTGCCCAATGCTGCGATATTGTCCAATGCCGCAGCGCGTGCCGGTGTATAATCCGAATTACTGACTGCCGTGCTAGATAAAGCTACGTTCCCTGTCAGATAATCCAGCTTCGCCGCCCGCGCCGCAGTCCAATAGTTGGTAAACCATCCGATGATGGTGGATAGCTTGCCGGGAACGCCTAATAGAAAATCAATCATGTTCTTGCCTCATAAAAATCATCACGCCCATGTTGTTGCTGTTACGTTTGCGTTGGTGTCATAGGTGATTGTCTTGGTTCCGATGGTTGCCCACGTGCTGCCGGAATCCGCTGAGTAGCTATAAACCGCCACAGTGACACTCCCGGCTTCTCCCCCCGTTGTCCCCCACGTCAGCGCGGCCTTGATCTGCTCCGTGCCTCTTGAGTAGGTGAGCAGCGCAGGCTGGCCAGCCGTGCCGCCGGATACGGCAAGGTTGAATCCGTAGAACCCGCCGCCCATGACGCAGGCATCTCGTACCGCCTTAAGGTTGTTGCGCTCGGATTGCCCCATCTGCGTGAGCGTCTGGGCTGTCGCGTCTGGGGTGGTGGGGTCAAATAAAACGTATGCCATTTAAACTCCTTGCCATTCGTAGCGGAACGGTGAGGCTATTCTTGCCCCGGATTGGTCGAAAACGTAAACGTCAAAAGTTGTTGCTCCTGCGCCCCCGCCGATGATGATGTTGTCGTAGGTAGCCGATCGTGCGGTTGTTCCTTGCGGGGTGATGGTGATCTTTTTCACCGCTACATATTGATTCGCTAGCGTGATCGTTACCGGGCCGGATGCGCTGCTGGTTCCTGTTCCGACTTCTTCGCGCGGGACGGCATCTACTCGGATATTCTGAGTGGGCATCGTGACTTTTAATGTGCTGGTGGTCAGAGATTCGTGCTTCATCCGGGAGAATCTGGCATTGAGTTTCTGGCTTAGCCCGGCGGGATAATTCCATGTCGAATTATCGGTCGAATTGCCAATATAGCTGATATGCGATCCAGAAATATCGGCAACCGTCGCCGTCCCAGTCCACTGTCCACCGAGCACCAGGCCGAAGTCCTCCACCTCGCCAAGCCATGTGCTTGTCACGCTGTTGTGGTAAGTAGCTGCAATGTTGCCGTAGGTGCTTGCCGTGTTCGGGAACTTGGTTGCTGCCAGCACGCCATCCTCCGTTACTGCGTAACTATTCCGGTCTGTCGGATTGATCGTATAACTCGCCATGTTGGTTAGTGTCGGATTGGTCTGGTCATAGCTGGCAACCAGGAACGCTGCGGCGTCGCTGGTGACGGTGACATTTACGGTAGCGGCGGTGGCGCTATACTGCCCCACCGAATCCAGCGCCTTGACGTGGATCGTCCACGTGCCAACAGGTATCTGATCTGACGTAAGGCGCAAGGCGTCAACGCGGTCAATGAGCAACGTGGACGCCCATGCAACACCGACAGCTCCATAGCGCACCTCATAGCGCCAGATGTCGATGTCAACTGCCGGTTCCCATGAGGCATAGACACGCCCGCCCGCCTCAAAGGCGGCAACGCTCGGCACATTCCCTGGGATGAGGTACTTACCCAGCGGGGTTATGTTTGCTTGCGCCCATGCGCCCACCGAGCCGATAGTGGTTATAGCGGCTACCTTGACAACGTATTCAACGCCCTCTTTCACGGCTGCGGTGCGGTAGATTGGCGATAGCGTACTGGCAGTGTCGATCAACGCACCGGCCTGGTAGACTTCAATGCGGTAACTTGCCAGGTAGGGATAGGTTACGGCATCCCATGTTGTTTTGATGCGCGAGGAATATGTGCCATTCTCGAGTTGATAGACTTCCTCCACAGACACTATCCCGGTAATGGCGGGTGGAGCTGCAGGATCGGGCAGCGTGGTGTCTGCATAAGTAGGGCTGGATGAGACGACATCAGAATAAGCGGCCGGGTCGTATTCAAGCGCGGAAATCTGCCAGCGCCCGGCGTCTGCAATCTTTGCAGACATGACGCGCATGAGTTTTGCAGACAGCCCGATGGGGTGAGTGATGTCAACAATGTCACCTACTTGCAATTTCAGCGCTTCGTCGAATGCCGTGAAATCTGCTGACAAGTCTGACAAGGCGAGCTTGTTCAATCGCTCGATTGCCTCGCGCACGGCCTGGCTATATCGCGTGATCCCTGGTAGGCTTACCTGCGAATCGCGGCGCGGCGTGGTTCCGGCGTCTACCCCTGATGCCTTTGCAAAAGCCGATTTCTCGGCCCACGGCAAAACGCTGGTGTCGGTATAGCGCAGGTCGATCACTGTTGGAATTTGCTGCAATCCTCGCTTTTTAAGTTTGAGCGAGTTGGCAACAATGTTGGAAGCGGTAAAACTAAAAACAGATGTGCCTGGATTGTCGGGAATCAAGCGATAATTCGAGCCTTCCTGACTGACAAAGCACCCGGCATAAGTGCGCAACGCTTCGATCCATTGCGTGCATGGGTTTGTTTGATCCAGTACCAGTCCGATGACGCGGCGCTTCTCGGTGCCGCACAATTCGTCGCAGAAGTTCGCGGCAGCAGTTAGGCTGGCCGGATCTACCGTCTTGCCCATGCCGTACACCGTCGAGGTGAGGAAATCGGCAAGCGCCAACGCGGGGTTGTCCGAGTATGCCGTCAGCCCGGTGCGCGGATCGTAGACTTTCAGCCCCTGGATGATGGCCTTGAAAGTCGGGAATCCGCTGGTAGCGCCGGCCTTAATCCTGGCCACGGTGTAGGCGATACCGGGTAGCGCGTCGGCATAGGTGATGCCGTGTGAAGCATAAGCGGCAATCAGCGTTGCATCCGCTGTCTGCCCTGCCGTGCCGTTGTAGTTGGTTATCGTGATTCCAGCCGGGAGCGCGTTGTCGCTCTCGGTGATGGTTTCAATGGCGTTTATCTCGCCTTCGCCCCATACCAGCACCATAATCAGATCATTCTGGTACACCAGCCAATCGGCCACTAGCGCGCCGGTATAGACGCGGCCATAGATGATCGGCAGCGGCGCATTCTCGGCGGCGCATTGCGCCTGCGTGGCAGATGCGGTGCTGGCGACTGCGTTGAGCGTGGGGAGCGCGGCAACCGGGCTTGACGAAGATGTTGTCCACGATACGCCGGGAAGGTACGGCTGGTCGTTTGGCGGCGGCGTGTAGCTCACACTTCCTCCATTGTGACGGTGGCGGTGTAATAACCACCCGGCTCAAATTTGTATGTAGGTCTGGCGGAAAAAACGCAAGTCCTGGTCGTGCCATCTGCCGCGCTGGTGTAACTAAACGGCAGCAGGCGGTTGGCTGCATAGAACGCGTCCAGCGTTCCCTTTCCAACCGAGTCCAGGTAAGGGTGCGAAATCTTGAAGCTAGCCTTGTCTTTGGCGTAACTGCGCACCCGCGCGGTGCCGTCCTCGGCGCGATCGACAAGCAACTTCGTGGCGTTTTGCGGATCAGCGCCGAAGCTGGTCGGGAGTGTCGGGTATGCCGCCATTTAAACGCGCTCCAGAATGTACGTTTGATCGCCCCATGTGTCTCTGCTGCCTGCCGGGCGTAGATGGTTTAATCCGATCCCCGGCCCGATGAAGCGGCGCGGCGCATAGAGCGCGGTTGTCTTCGACGAAACAATCGTGATGCGTACAGCATCCGGGCCGATGTCCGCTTCGTCGGCCACCCCGTCAAATACCGCAACCGGGTCGAGTGCGCCAGGATTGTCACCGTAGAACTTCCAGATTTTTACCGGGCGATCCGCTACGCCCTCATTTAGCACCAATGCGGAATAGGCCATATCGGTGTTGATGATGTCGAGCGAGCCGGCCTGCGTGCCTTTCCCGTCCCAACTCAATCCGCTGACTTTGCCCAGCCTGCCACCCGTCCAGGTATATCCGCCCCAGGATTGATCCCCGCGAGTGGACAAGCGGAGGATGGTGGAAAATGAGATTTCTACCAGGTAGGCAGGGGTCGTAACCGTTGTGGCGGTGGCGGTTGCGGTGGCTGTGGTTAGGGTTCTCATCCGCCCGTTCCTACCGATACCTCGGCATTATTCGTTGCATTAAAGATTGTCACAATGGCGGGTGGCGTCGGCTTGGCAGCAGCAACTTGCAAGGCAGCAGCGGCAGCGTTCAGTTGCGCGGCGGCTTCATCCATTTTCGCCGTCAGTTTCGCAGCGAGGTCGTTGTGCTCCTTGGTGATGGCGTCCTGTGACGCATTTAAGCGCTTGGTTGTGAGGTCGTCCACTTTGGTTAAATAGGCGATAAACTCGCCTGACACGTCTTTCTGCTGTTGGGCATCGAGCATGCCATAAGCGGAGTTTATGTCTTTATTTATCTGATCTGCAAGTCCTTGGATTTTAGTGGGATCGCTTGCGGTGCTAAGTTGTGAGTAGAGCGTGTCAGCCTGAGAACGAAGATAATCGTATTTGGCCGGGTTATCCATTACCGACATTTTTATTGACTCGATGCTGTCGGTATACATGCTATGGGTAGCTGACAGCGCGGACTGTATCTGCTGGATCATCTGCAGCTCTAGCTGATACTGTCCTTGAGTGGCGGCGGCTAGATTTTTCGTGGCAGCGGCGCTGCCATCGTAAGTCGAAATCATCGCCATCAGCGCATTGTTGTTGCGATGTAGTGCGTCTGTCGCGCTCGACGAGCTCTGCGCGATCTGGTTCATCGCATCTTTTAATGGGTCTGCATTGATGTATGCCTTGATGGTGCTTACATCAGTAATCTGCGCCATTGCCGCGTCCATCATTTCGGTGGATGCGGTCTTGATGTCGCCAAGGCCGTTGACGATGGCTTTAAATATGGGGTCAACATCCGCCGCCGATATGGCGGCCATTGTCATCCGCTTGCCTTCAGTGGCGAGTTGCGCGCTTCCTTGCCCTCGGCCAGTGTCGTAAGTGCTGTTGTAAACCAGATTACCGTGTGAGTCGGTCATCCGAGCGCCTACGTTGTCAGGGGCGGTTCCGTGCGGGTCGGTGTTGTAATACAAGCCGACCTGCATCCCGGATGAGCTTGCTCCGAGCGCTTTTAAGGTGGATGTAATGGTAGCTGCGGCCTGATCGGATATTTGCTTTACATCGGCGCTCTTGTACGCCATCGAAATGCTCGATCCGGGCTGGTTGGTGAGATCGCTTAGAACGCCGTTATCGCCTATGCCGGTAGCCCATTCTCCGTTTGTTTTCGGGCCGCCACCTTTCCCGCTAAACATGCTGCCGAGCGCCACAGCGCCAAGCGCTGCCCAGCCCCAGACTGGCACGGCGGCAAGCGCCGCTGTAAGGCCGCCTACGGCACTGGCGGCTCCGCCAAGAGCGTCTGCCGTAGCTGTAGCGCCGGCCAGCCCGAACGCGCCCGTCTGGGACGCAAGCATTGCGCCCTGCGTTACCCCGCTGCCGATCCCCATCGAGCCAAGCGCGTAATCTCCCATCACGGACATGCCGCCGTTGAACATGCTGTATGCCGATCCGGCATTGCTTGCCATGTTCAGCAGTCCGCCGCCCCCTCCTGGGCCTGCGATTGCGCCAGCCATGCCGCCGCCGCCAGTCAGCGAGCCGTAAATTTGGAACGCGATCGGCTTTAGTGTGGCCTCATAGATGGCGCTCAGTAATGCTTTCTTGAGCGTGTCGCCTATTTTCTGCGCGGCGTTCTTGCCCTGTGTTGCCCAATCTGTGAAGACTCCGCGAGCCAACTTGTCTGTTTCATCCCATCCTTTCTGCCATTCTTTGGCCGATGCGTCGGCAGCATCAGCAGCAGATTGTCTCCACTGGTTCGACTCCAATATGCTGCGGCGCTCTTTGAGCAAGGTGATGGTCTTGTTGAGGTCGATTATTTCCTGCGCACTCGCATCGCTTTCTTCTGCCTTTGCCAGCGTCTGCTTGGCGATTGCGATAGCGTCATCCTGCCTAGAAAGGATGAGCGCATCGAGCGCATCCTTGGATAGTCCAATCTCCTCGCCGTGCGTCTTCAGCTTGTCGATTTCCTTGTCCAGGCTATCGTTGGCTTTCTGGCGCGCGGCGTCTTCTGCCTCCATCTCCTGGCGATAGGCCTCGCCTGCGGCCTGCGCCGCTTTCTGCGCCGTGGCCTGCTTGTCCAGCGCGAGGGCGGATTCAAGCATGGAGGACACTCGGATTTTTTCCGCGTCTGTCAGCTTGATCGTGCCGTTCTGGATGCCTACCATCGTATCCAGCGCGAGCTTTTGCGCGCGCGTCATCTTGTCTTGCGACTCCGATCCGGCCATCAGTTCGGCGTTGAGCTTGGAAATAGAGCCGTAAACGGAATCGTAGGAATCCTTCGCGGCCTTGGCGCTGGTTTTCGTCTTGTCAGCGTAGCGACTTTGGATTTCAGTAATGGCGCTCAGGATTTCGGCCTGCGATTTACCGCCTTGCGTGCCCTCGATCTCGGCCTGCGTGATCTCGCGCCACATCATGGCGGTCTTGTCCAGGTGCTTCTCGCGTTCCTGGTCGAAAGCGATGGCGGCTTGTTGCTGCTTGTTAGACTCGGCCTTGACGGTCGCGGCTGCGGCTTCGGCAGCAGAACTTGCTTTCAGTTTATCGACGTATTTCTGTTGGGCGTCGATATCCGCCTGGGTGGGCGCAAAAAATCTGCCCAAGTTGCCCTGCTGGAATTCGCCGAGGGACTGCTTCATCTTCTCCAGCTTGGCCTGGGCTTCATCGAGCGTGGTGGGCCGCCCGATATTCATCATCGCGTCCCAGGCGGACTTCGCGCTGTCCTTGACGCCGAGCCATGCACGTTGCAGTGTGCCAAGATTCGCGCGCAATTCGTCCGCTTTCTGCTCCACGTCGCTGGCATAGGACGATTGCGCGAGCGCTGCGGCGGCTGCTTTGTTGCCCTGATCTTCGAGCGCCTTGATTTGCAGGTAAACAGATTCGGTTAAAAAGTGAGTCGCGTCATTTAGTTTGAGCGATGCTTCAACCGGCGACTTGCCGAGTTCGTTAAATTGCTTGACGGTTTCTTCTGCCGCCGGGCCGCCGACTCTCTCCAAGTCTATCGCGGCTTGCGCGGCCTGCTGCAAGCCGTCTGCCGCGACTTTACCGCCGGAGGCTAATTCCGCCAGCACCTCGGCGGCGAAATGCTGCGTAGCGCCGGTGGCGGCTGCGACATTGCTTGCCATTGCCTGCAATCCGCTGGCGGTTTCCCCGGCAGCATTGCCGGTTAGGATGAGTGCTCGCGCGTAGGCGTCACTTTCTTCGGCCCCCATCTTGATGGCAACCGCGAACGCCGCGACAGCGCCAACGGCAGCGGTAATTGCCCCGCCCAGTCCGAAGATAGATGCCATTGTGAAATTGGTGCGCTCGGCCAGCACCATCAGGCTGCCTGGAATGCGCGAGAAATTGCCGGACATTACCTCATGTCCAAGCACCATCAGCTCGCGCCTGGCCTGAACCGTGGCGAAAGCGCCTTTGTCGGCTGCTGCCGCCATTGCTCCAAAGCCATTTCCGGCGTCTTCGCCAACCTTTACAAGTTGCCCGCCTACTTCTTTATATCCGTTGGCGAGCATGTAGGCTTTGTCCCTGGCGGCGTCCATCGCTGCCGTTACTGCGGACATTGCCTGATTCTGCGCCAGTACCTTTTCTTTCCAATCGTCGCCAATTGTTGCGGCGCGTTTTACCTGATCGCTGAACGCGCGCATTGATTCCGACATCTTGCCGGTGGACTGCTGCGACACCGATGCCATTTGGCCGAGCTGATCGCCAAACTTTCCCGCCGTATCTGCGGCGCGAGTCATGTTCTCATTGAAAGCCGAGATGTCGGCAGACACCTGTACGTTTAGGTTTTCAATGGTCATGAGCTAATTCTCTAATTCGCGTGATGAGTGCTTCTTTAATTGCGTCCGTTGCTTCTTTGCCGTGCGCATCAACAGCGGGGCGCATGTATGGGTGCGCCGGAACCTCAGGTGCGCCGATGCGTTTCATCTCTACCCGTTGATTCTTGCTTGATCGGCGTCCGCCCTTTATGGACTGGCCTTTTGCGCGGATCAAGTGGCCGAACTCTACCCATTGTCCATAATACCCATCCGGGCCGCCAAATTTACCTTTGCGAACCGTAACGTAATAGGTTTGGACGAACGGGCCGCTCTTTTCCTCGATCCGCTTGACGATGATGGCGTCAGAAAGCGTGCCGGTAACGTTATGCACGTTGGCCTTTGCCGCCTCCTGGATGATTGCTGCGCCGGTATAAGCAGCACGGCGCAAACCGGCCTCCGCAAGCTGTTTAGGCAAGGTTTGAAACATCGCATTTAGCTCACTGAGTCCCGTTACAACCACATCGGCCATCATTCCCCCGGTGCAACACCAAATAGAGCTGCCAGCATCAAGGCTGACTGCGCTTCTGGGTCATCTTCCAAAATCGGTTTGTTGGTACTTTCTGCTCGTTCGGAAAACATGACGAAGTCGCTTGGCTTCGCCATTGGAGCATCATCTTTCAGCGTCTTTCCTGAGTAGTTGATGACAGTCGAGGCGATCACACCCGCCTGTAAGTCGCCTCGCACATAACCAAACGGCTCGATTGCGTAAAACTCGCGCCATTCGGCTATTTCCCGGCAAGTGACGTTGGCAAGCCCCCATTCGACAGACGGCCAGCCCAGAGCCAAGGCGAGGCGAAAGTGGAACCGCCTCTCATGGTCATCAACTAAGCGTTTCCCAGCTCTTCCTTGCTCTTTTTAGTCCAGCCATTAAGCTCGTTGATGGCTTCCATCACGCGCTTCAACGCTGCCTCGGATTTTCCCTCGAGTGCCGCAACGTCTTCTTGCGTAAAGATAGGATTCCCGTTTTCGTCAACGATGGACTTAACCATCAAGCGATAACCGAAGGTTTCGTCCGTGCCAGATTTAGGAGCCGTATTGCGAACCTCGCGGAGGACTGCGGGGGTGACTGCCATGATGCGAACTTCGCCGCCCCATTCGGGTACTTCGACGGTTTGCGATTCGCGGTCGTTGGAGGTGATGATCTGATCTTTAGTGAGAAGAGCCATTGTTAATTCCTTGTGTTTGCCGCCAAAAGGCGGCATTTATCCATCATTAAGCGCGGGTGACTGCGCCAGTGATAACCAGAGTCACGGCATTCTTGATCACGCCATCGACTGCGCCCGCGTCGGACACTTTCGAGCAGTACGCAGCGAATGTTGCAGTGTTGGCGTTCGGCAAAGTCAGCTTGTATTGCTTGAGGCTTTGCGCGGTACGAGACGCGCGAAGCGCCAACTGGCCGGCATCCGAGTTGTCCTGATCCATGTTGAAGCTGAAATTTCCGTTGTCCTGCAAGCCCATGCGCTTTTCTTTGGCTGTGCTAACCAGGTTAGTCACGTCGATCACGGCGGCGGAACCGTCAAAGGCCGTGAAATCGCGGATATTTGCGATTGGCGTCCAGGTAACAGGCGTTGCAGTACCGCCAGACGCCCAAGCCGAGCCGCCAGTGGTGTCAACGTCAACTGCGTATGTGTTTGTCGTGACGTTTCTAACTACAAGCGTTTGGCCGTTAAGCGTCGTGTTGCCTGTCAGTGATGCGAACGTCACAACGTCGCCATTGCTGAAACCGTGGGCGGTTGATTGGACAATCGTCGGGTTGCCAAGAGTAAGTCCGGTGACGTTCTTGGCTGCGCCGGTAGCGGTTCCGATAGCAAATGTAGAGCCTTGTGCGCTGATTGCGGTTGATGCCATGATGAATCTCCTTTAGGGCGTAAAAAAACCGCCCGTGGGCGGTGTTGGGACGAAAAAAACCGCATTTCAGCGGTCGTTAATACCAGATTGAATAATCCTGGGTGACGCGGAATAATTTAACTTCTGCTTCGTACAAGTCGCTGCTCATCTTCGGCACGTTCACAAGCGTTTTTGCCTGTGCCGCCGCCTGCATTGCCGCCTGTACGCCGGCAACAAGCGACTTGACGCCGCTGTAGGTGTCGCTGTAGCAGTCAATCTGCATTCTGGTGTTGTTGATCGGGCTTGTGTTGCCGATCGTGTATTCCGGGCTGTTGGTGATGTTTTGATACACAATAAACGGCACGGTTGGCGAGTCCGGCGCAACCATAGGATACATGCGCCCTCCAACTAGGCCATTCAGGACGGCGAACAAGGTGTTTTCAACCATCATTCAGCCCTTCTGAAACCGTCAGAACCACAATCGCATTGCGTTCCTCAACGTTGCTCATCGAATGGATATTAAAAATCCGCCCGTTGTAGAGCACGCGATATGCCACAACAGTTTTAGGCTGAGCAAATATGGACTGATATCTCACGGTGATGGTGTGCGATATGTCAACGTTCACGGCCTGCGCCGCCATGACTTCGCGCCCTGATATGCTTTCGATATCCGCCCAGACAGTAGCCAGCGTGATCCATGTATCAGATTGCTGGCCGAATGTATCCTGGGTGGTGGCGCGCCGCTGTATCTGGACGCGCTTGCGCAATGTGCCGGTGCGGATCATTTTAGTATGTGACTACGCGATATGGATCGAGAAGTCCGTCAACGTATGGCAGCAGCTCTACTTTCCCGCGATTCATAAGCGCAACCTCCTCCCGATTCTCGAAAAGGCTGGCAACGCGCAACTTAATCCAGGATTTAATACCTTCTGGCACTGCCGAATAGCCTGCGATAAATGCAATCTCAACCGATCCGATCTGAGGAAGGCTGATAGGCCAGATTTTGCCGAATACTGGCGTGATGCGGGCCGGTTCGGTGCTGGTGTCCACCACGTAATCAGTCGGCGGCATCGTTTGTTTCACCCCGGACATGTCCAGGTACTTGATTGAGGTGACGGATTGCACCGGGCTTTTGTTGAGCAGGATGGCGTGGCCCGGCAGAGAAAACGACACGCCAGCAGGCACGCCAATCAAAGACGGCCCTGGGAATGCGTCAAGCACCAGTTTCCACGTCGCGGTGACGAACTGGCGCTGTGTAATCATTTCGGCGTGTTGTCGCGCTGCCGAGATAAGCGCTGAGATAAGCATGTCGTCGTCCAGAACATCCACGCGCAAGTGCAACTTGGCTTCTTCCAGCGTTACCGGCTCGGATGCTGGTGGCGTGACAAGGACGTATGGCATTATTCGCTCGAATTAAAAGGGGCGACCGAGGCCGCCCCGGTTGATTAGCCGACGATTTCCGCAACCAAGGATTGCGATACAGGCGCGTCCTTGGCAACCGCACCAAGCAGGTTCAATCCCACCTGGCTGGCGGCGGTGCCGACAGTGAGGGAGACGCGGATATATTCGTATCCGTTGTTGGTGTCGAGTTCCTCGGGGCGCAGGTTGATCATCGCCGATCTGTTGTCGCCGGTGGCCTTGACGATCTGTGTGATCGCCTTGCCGGTTACATCCTTGGCACCTGTGCCGCTGGCGTCGCTGGCCTGCTGGATTTTCGCGTCAACGGTAGCTGACGTACCCAGGACGCCTGTTTGCACCAGCGCCAGGATGCGCTCGGAATTGCCCGTGTTCACCCAGCCGGTGGTTACGGTTCCAGCGGCCTGGCTGACGGGATTGATGATTGCGAGCACGGCGAGCTGCTCAGAGATTTTTGCATTCGTGTACATGGAATTGCTCCTAAATAGATGGGGCGGACGATGCCGCCCCGATTACCGATTAGCGTGCGGCCAGCGAGACAAAGTGCGAACGTGTCACGCTCGACTTCGGCGGGGTTACGGGCTTAGACAAAATCGGCTTGCCGTTGAGGCGGAACGTAAAGCGGAATGCCGTTGCGTCTGCGTCGAAATACAGGTGCATCGAGGTTGCCGTCTGCACGCCACCGGCCTTGGTGATTGTGCGGTAGCCGTTCAGCGACAGCAGGTTCAAGTCGCCCTGGCTGGAGAAGGCCGACGCATGCTCGGACAACATCAGCGGACGGCCTTTAAGCATGCCGTAAGGCGCGTTCGCGGCAGTCATGTTCGGCAGGTAAATAGGGAACTGGCCGACAGTCAGCGCTTCCAGGTATGGAAGGATATCGGGCGTGGCAAGCCAGAAGGCATGCCCAAGCTCGCCCGGCAGCAGGCGAGTTACCATGTTGCTGATGTTCGCCACGGACAGAGTGTTGGTGGCCTGGCCGGAGTCTTTGGCCTGCACGATAGAAGGGCCGCCATTCAGCGCGCCGAGGGGTTTGCCAGCGCCATCGCCAAACAGGATGGCTTCATTAACCTTCCATGTAATCCGCTCAGGTGCAACTTGCTGCAGGTATGAACCGATGGCAAAACCATCGTCCACCAGCTCGTTCGTTACCGGCACCAGCGCCATCAGTTTGTGCAGCACCAAAGTTTCTGTGCCCAGCGCAGGCTTGCTGGCGTTGGCGGCGGACGCTTCGGCCTGCCAGTAAACCTGTACGCCAGTCGATCCCCATGGTGTGGATTCATCTTTCGGAAAAATCATGCTGTTGCCGGTGACTTCAGTGTTCTGCGTCTGCGGCAGCAGGGAGTTTTCGCCGAGGGCGAGCCGCCAGATTTCACTGGAGAACTCGGGCGGGATGGCGAATCCGCCATCAGCACCCGTGGACTCACCGCCAAAAGTCGATGGGGCGGCGGCAAAACGGGCATCACGCTCGCCAAACAGGGCAGAACGGGCGACAGAACGAGAGAATTCGCCAAAGGATTTGAATCCGCGCTTGGGATCGTTCTCGATGTTTTCGGTGACGGTGACAAAGCCGGCGGACTTGATGCCGATCTTGGCCTCTTCGGCGATCAGGACGTGCTCGCGGTCGATGGCGGCGTTGGCTGCTTCGATCTGGGCGCGCAGGCCATCAAAATCGGTGATTTCGTCGGCGGTCAGGTCGCGGTCGGCTGCTTCTGCGCCTGCAGTGATTGCGCGGGCTTGTTCAACCAGCGCGGATTTACGGGCATTAAGCTCGCGGAGTTTCTTGCTCATTGTGTTCTCCAAAAATGGCATAAAAAAACCGCCAAAAGGCGGCTGTTGGGGTGACACGATGGCCTTCGGGCCGACGC